TGTGCACCTTGCTTTGGTGCTCCAAATAATTTTTTCTTAACTTCACCTTTTAATAAACCAATACCACCACCTAATAATTGGTTACCTATTTGCTTAGGAGTTCCTTTTGCATTTTGAGCTAAAAACTTTCCAGCCAAATTACCAGCACCATCTTGCTTTATTTTAGCAAGTGTTGCCATTGTATCTGGCTCTTTACCTGCTTTGAAATCTTTATTTAAAGATATTCGGGTTGGTATTAATTTAGTTGGTAGTTGTACACCTATTTTATTTAATAATTCTAATCCTTTTTCTTTTCCTTTTTGAAATAAGTTACCAAGTAAACCACTATCAGCTGAATTATTTGGATTAACCGAATCTTTCATTGCGGAAACCATTTCAGTTTTTTGTGTACTTAATTTAAAAATGTCAGTACTATATATAATAGGTCCTCCTAATTTAGATATTATTCGTAATCCAGTTACCTCTTGTTCTAATCTTGTTTCTCTAGTTCTTGATGATAGGTTTCTTCTTGCAATTTGTACAGCTTTAAATGGTAAATCCATAGCACCGGTAGAAGAACGTAATGGCATATCTTTACTATTACGAATTTCGTATTTTTCAGCAGCCGTTTTACCGTCTACTAATTGTTTTGTTTTAAATAATTCTTCAATAGTCTTTCCCATCGTTATACTTTAGCGTATGAATTTGAACTAATTCTAGATACAACTTTACCTACATTAGAAGTAACTTTTTGTCCATCTATATTTACTGCTATTTTACCAGCTATCAAATCTGCTCTCAATCCTTTTATTTCATCAATCAATTCACCGGTTCTATCACCCCCTTCTTCACCACCACCCATAACTGCCGCTGCCCCACCTGCTATTAAACCCAACGCAAGTAATGCAGGTAATGCCATCATTCCAGTAACAGCAACTGCCGCCAATGCTACCGATAAGGTCATTAATGCCGCTGCTAATCCGAATATTGGTAAGAAGTTTAATTGAGCCAACATTCCAATTTGTTCTACAACTAATGGTAATGCAGATGTTATTGCTGACATTCCAGAACCTACCATATTCAATCCTGCTCCAAACACAACTAATGCACCACCTAATGCAATTAACCCAAGTACACCTGCTCCAAATATAAGTGCTCCAGGTCCACTTAATAATGCACCTAATACAAACATTGCTGCAGTAAATCCTATAAGTGCTGCTCCAGATGCCAGTAACCCAGCCGCATCTACGTTACTCATTAAATTTAGTGCGAATGCAAATGGAATTAATGCAGCTCCTAATATAGCTACCGCAATAGCACCTTTTATCATTTCACCCTGTATTTTACTTAGTAGAAACGCGATTCCTGCTAATCCCGCTAACGCAACTAATCCCATACCAACTGATTCCCAAGTTACTTCTGCAAATTCTTGGAATGCTTTTGCTGCTACAAATAATGCCGCTGCCAATATTAATAATGCAACTGCCCCTTTTATCAAATCTCCACTTTTTATTTTAGACATTTTATTTGCTTGGTCTGCTGGTCCGGCTTGTGCTTGTGGGGCCATTGTTGTTGGTGGTGGTGGAGTACTTGGTAACGATGGTGCTGCTGGTGGTGTACCTGGTAATGATGGTGTAGGTGGTGTACCTGGTAATGCGGGTGCTGCTCCAAACATACCTTTAATTTTACCACCCATATCCGATAAAAACCCACCAGCTGATTTAAAATTCTCACCTATTTCTTTTGTTGTACCGATAGCCCCACTTAACCCAGTTACAAAATTACCTAATGGTCCTGTTGTTATTGCCGTTAATCCTTCTGATACCGTATTAAATGCTCCATTTATTTGTCCACCAATCGTTGCCGCTTCTTCTTGAGTTGTTACCATTTTTTGTAACTCCTCAACACTAACTCCCATTAACTCCGCAGTTTTTTTCTTTTGGAAATAATCCATTTGATTAAAAGCTTCAACCCCACCCAATGCGTTTAATGTTTCTTGCGTTGCACCTGCTATATCTCCTTCGTATGCTAATGCTCTTGCTCTATCTAAATTAATATTTTTACCAAGCATTGCACCCAATTCCAATTCACTATTGATTGAATTTTCAAAATCAAGTAAATTATCAGCAACTCCGGTCATAGTTTTTAAACTAACTCCCATTTTAGCCGCTTGAACTGCCGCTTGTGCTAAATTTTTTCCGCCATTTTTACCATACAATGCAAATTCTTCAGCAGAACCTGCTAAATCAGCCATCACTTTGGATGGTACTACACCGGCAGTTTTTGCCATTTCTTTAGCTCCATCTGCAAGGTTTTGTGCCGTTTGAACACTTCCACCATTTAGTCTTGCAAATGCTCCTGTTAGTTTTGCAGCTTCAGCACCACTTATACCCATATTAATGGCCATAAGGTTAGTATTTAATTGAGCTCCAAAAGTTGCCTTATCTACACCACCCAATTCTTCTGCCAATCCTTTAGCAACATCACCTGCATCGTCAAATACAGTTCCTAATATTGTTGCTGATACCGTAGCTCCCCCTAAAAACCCACCAAATTCTCTTGTTGTTTTTCCTAATTTATCAATAGCCTGTCCTGCTGCCATTAATGTGACTCTAGCAAATCCTTGCCATCCACTAAATAATAATTTTGCAGTACCAATTACCCCTCTAATTGATTTTTTTATACCTTCGTAGGCCTGAATCTGCCCCTCTATTATTTCTTTGGTTTCCGCATTAATTGTACCATATTTTTGTGCAGTTGCTAAGCTGTCTTGTTGCGAATCCAATGATGCCAACAATGCATCGGCTTCAGTTTGTGTAATTTCTCCAATTGATAATTTTATCGCAATTGCTTCTTTTAATCTATTCATTTGCGCAGCATACGCAGCCGAGATAGAATTTTGAGTTTCTACATCTTCCGGACCAGTTTCTGCCATTTTTTGTTGTAGTCCTTGTAATTCTGTTATACCAGTTAAGGTACTATCTAATAATGCTTTTTTATTCTCATCGGCTAACAATGAACCTTGTACAGTTGATAATGATGCTTGTACGGTTTTTAAACTTTGTTGCTGAACATCTGTCAGTCCTTTATATACTTTTGAAATTGACGATAAATCCGATGCTTGAGATGTATATACACTGGCAATATCAAGCTCAAGTTGATAAGTACCCAGTGCCTTTTTTGCTCTTTTTTCTTGAATAGCAACATTTTTAGCAAGAAGTATTTCTTGCTTATACAATTCATCAGATTCAGCAGCAGTTAATTCCCCTTCCTTTCCTTGCAACTCAAGAATTCTATTTCTATATTTTTGAATTCTTTCTAAAATAGGCAAGGCGGCTTCCGCTTCTCTAGCTGCATCTCTAGCTGCTCTTTGTTCTGGAGTTAGTGCCATTTAATAATTTACTTAGATAATTCTTTTGTTATTCTTCTCAATTCCTCACCTCTATCTTCAATATCTTTCATTAATTTAATTGCCTGAGGTGGTAATTTAGCTTGTTCAGCTTTTCTAATAATAGTATCCGCAGCACCAGATGATAACCCATCAAAAAATTTAGTTACAAATCTATCGGCTGCATCGAATATACCTTCTTTAACTTGTTTTTTATTATTTTCCATAATTAGAGTGTTTATATTCAATAAATATTGACAAATAAAAAAGTGAGGATATTAACGCATCCTCACTTTATTTGATTTCATTTTTGATTGAGCCTTCTTATGTTCTTCTGCTTCTTTTTTCTTAAGGTCTATTAGTTTATTGAAATAGAACTTACGAAGATATGTTGGCATGTGATATACCTCTGACCAAGTAAATCCATTACTAAATTGAACCATTTCCCAAATTTGGGAATGAAGTTGAATTTTATAATCAGTTGGAAGGGTAAAAAAAGTTAATCCCAAATGGGATATCTAGCGCCTCCGTCTCACCAGTTACTTCAGATGTAAACTCAAATTTCATATTCAAATCCGGTGATAATTCCTTAACATACGCTCTAAATGCTTTCGTATCCTTTGCTAAAAAAGAATTAACCACCCATCTATTTACAAAACCTCTATCTTCGTTACCATCTACCGAAACAATCATATATTTCAATCTAGTAGTTACATCGAATGACGTACCGGCATTTTTATTTAATTTTTCTAATGCTTGTATTTCTTTTGTAATTTCTTGCTCATCACCATGTGTAAGTAATTTAAAAACAATTTCAGTTCCATTTGATGGTAATTTAAACGTATATCTATTTTTTGAATTCAATACATCTTCATCAACATCTTTTGTTTGAACTTTTCCTAAATCAATAATAACATCTTGTTTTTCCAATGAGAATGGGTCAGTAATTTCTACTTGGTAATCAGCCCCATATCCTAAAATACGAGTTGCCATTAAAATAGCGTTTTTATCACCAATAAGGATATCATTTGGGTTCAAACCGGGTTGAACTACAACTGATTCAAATAACTTGTCCAAAACAATACCTTTTTTAATAAGATTTTGATTCGCAAGAATATCTTCTTCTCTTGCTGTCATATATTTTATTTCACAAGTTCCACTTCTTAATGGATGTCCTTCTGGATATACCAATCCTTTTGATGGCAATTCAATTGTTTCCGTTGGAAAATCGAATTTTTGTTTTTCTACCTCTCTAGGTGTTGGATTTTGTTGCGCAATATTAACTTCTGCCATAACTTTATACTTTTTTAGTTTGTATATATAAATACATTAAATTAAAATTTTTGAAAATAAAAAACCCCCACCATTTCTGATGAGGGTTGTCCTTCGGTAGCTTCCGTAAGGAATATTTTTTAGAATTCTAAGATTGCGTAATCGTAAGCCAAAGATAATTCAATAGTTGCTGGTTCGTTTGAATCGAATGAAACATCACCAAAGTTTGCACTTACAATAAATGCTCCTTTTAGTTTCCATTGTTCAATTTTATCTCCAACAGGTCCTAACATATAGAAATCTATATCTTTTTTATAGAAATCTGCGTATCCACGTCTACCGGTAATTGATTCGTGTCCTAAACGTACCCATTCCATTACCGCTTGTGCTCCAGATGGAACAATTGGGTCATACAATGTTACAGTTATATCCTGCCACTCACCCTTACCTTGTAACTTTCTTTTAATGTTGATGTGGTCTAACACAATTGGTTCAAAGTTAATTGAAGGTCTAGCTGCCGCTTTAACCATATATGAAGGAATTCCATCGATTTCCATCACATATCTATTTTTCATCTTAGGTTCGAAGTTCGTATAGAACATCTTATCAAACTCTAGTATTTCTGCCATTTTATTATCCTTTTTATTATATTAATAAATATCTACTTTGTTGTTTTTTGTATTATGCGTTAAAACTTGCTCCAGTTGGTAAGATATTGAAATCCACTACAATGAATTCCGCTGTCTTAGCCGGTTGTAAGAAAATTTGTCCAGCCATAATATTTCTATCAATTACATCAGGTGTATTGTTAGTTTCATCCATCACAACTCTGAATGCGTATAAACCTTGTCTTTGTTGAATTGCCTCTAAATAAGGGTTTACAGTGTTTAAGAATCGTGCTCTAGTTGTTGCTGTGTTTTGTTCGAACACTAAGAAACGAGAAGTAGATGCGATGAACTTCTTAACAGTGATAAGTAATCTTCTTACGTTGATTCTATCTAATGCAGATGCTCTATCTTGCAATGTCTTCTGTCCAAATGCCACAATACCTTGTCCAGGGAATGCTGCGATTGGGTTTACTTTGTTCTCATATAGAGTATCTCTTTCAGAGTGTGTTAATCTATTCAATACACTAACTGCTCCAATAATACCACCTCTATTCAAACCAGCAGGTGCGAACCATTCAGCTGCCAATCTATCGTTTGCAGCGAATACAGCCGGCATCAATACTGATGGTGGAACTGGTATTAATTTGTTTGTGTTAGCATCTACCGTCTTAATCCAAGGGTAGTAAGTTGCTACATAGTTAGAATCTACTTCGTTTGCTTTTTCAGTTGCTTCGGTTATAGATGCATTTACATTTACAAAATCAGCGATATAAAAACAATCTTGTCTATCTTCAACCATATCAATTACTCTATTAGTAATAGTTGGGTGTAAAGAACGAATAATACCAGGAGTTACAACTAAATTGATATCGTATTCATCTGCATTTGATATAGCGTTGATTGCTTTAGTATATGCAATTGAACCATTATCAGCTGCTGTAGCACAATTAAATCCTTGTGTGTTTGCTGCTGTTATTGGTGTGCTTATATTAGCCTTTACGGTTGGGTTTAAACCATCAAATCCATATTGGAATCCTAATACAAATTGTCTATGAACCATATCAGATGATGCAGAACCAGAAAGACCCATAAATATACCATTCGAATCAAATGCAAATATAGTGTTTGCTCCAGTTTGTGCACCAACAGGTATTGGTTTTAAATATTGTTTGTTATCATCAGATACACCAGTTGTTTCGAAATCAAATCCACTAAAATATAATGGAGATGATGATGTATTAACTACCGAACCAGTTTGATATACTACCGCTGGTATTTGGTTTGCTTGTGCATCATTTGTTGCTTTAATTGGGTTTGTATATGCCCCATGTCCAAATGGTGCTGCTGAAATTGGATTTCCAACACTGTTTGGTGCCATTTCAACTCTTACGAATTTTGACCTGTTAGTGTAATCGCCATATTCCGTTATTTTACCAGAAGGTTCAATTACATTATATCTATCACCAATTCTTTTAGCAATATAGTTAGGAGAAGCAGGGTCTAAGTTTACATTATTATACGTTTCAATAACACTCTTTCTCTTATCAGTATCACCGAATGAACGGATTGTTACAGTAAATGTAGAGTAATCAGTTGAACCATCTTCACCAGCTGCTTTTACATTTGAAATACCAACTTTAAATTTAGTATTATATACAGTACCATGTCCTAAAGTTACAAATTTGAAAAGGTCATATCTTTCACCACTAATCAATTGAGATTTAACCATTGGAGTTTCCGCTGTTTCAACATCTTCATATACTTGAGGTGGAAATGATGCAGTAGATACTACAATATTGTTTTCAATAGAACCAGTATATAAAGCTGCAATGTTTTCAAAATAATTGTATGTATAAGCAACTTTAGCTCCAAATGGAGATTCACCAAACACATCTGCTAAATCATTAGTAGCTGTTGGTAGGATTGATGCAGATACGTTTGTAGCAACCGTCAAATTGTTGATTACAAATGAACCATCGGTTGCAGAGTCACTAACTATCGATGATGTTGCAAATCCAACACCCTCATCACCATTAGCTGTTGAGTATAATACTCCAACAAGTTTAGTTCCGATTGAAGCGGATGAACCAGATGCAAAAATACCTAAAGGTGCAACTTGGGTGTAACCACCAATACCACCAACTCTTACGATGGTAGCCGTTCCAGCTTCTCTTAAATAGTTTTGTACTGCGTGTTCAGTATAATAAGTTCCATCAGGAGTTCCGAAGATTTCTTCAAACTCTGATTGCGTTCTAACAATAGTAGGAACGAATGCAGGTCCTTGTTTAAAAGGTCCTATAAATGCTGCTCCAATTTCACCAATTCCTTGCGCTAAGAAGGATAGGTCATTTTCTCTTGTGAATACGCCAGGTGATACGATTCTTTCTGCCATTTTATTTCTTCAATTTGTATTTTAGGTTTGTATTTGCTAGTATGAAATACAGATATAAATATAAAGAAAATATCCAAAACACAAATTTGTTTATAAATCTGCACTTTGGATATTTAACAATAAAAATTTTATATTTTTAAACAGGTGCTCTCTCAGCGGCCGGTAATGTTGCACTACCAGATGTTGGTGACCACGGTAAATCCATTTCACTTACATCCAATGATACAAATTTAACACTATCTATTTGTTTTTGAATTTGCTGGTTGATGTGATTCATATAATTTGTGCTAATATCAGAACCGCTTACATAATTTGTAATCCATCCTATTACTAATTCTTCAGTTAAATCTCTATAATCAACAAATCCATCACCATTTAAATCTTGATGTGAAAATGGAGTTGCTCCGGTGAATGTACCTGCATTTCCATCTTCATCAGTACCAGTAACTTTCCACTGTGTACCAACTATAACATCAGTTAAAGTTGATGTATTTTGTTTTTTAAGACCTGTTAATTTCCATTCGTATGTTAATCCCATAATTTGTTTATTTAGTAATAAATATTATTTTTTTTTATTTTAATCTTCCAACGAACCACTATAATAGTCAGTAGTTAAAAGATGTCTATATGCTTGTTGTAAATCACTATATTCCGATGGTACTTCCAAAAAGAAGCGACAATGATGGTCCATACCAGCTGTACCAATACTTACACCATGTGGATTA